ATGCTAGATGCTGACGTAGCACCTGAGATGGCTCGTATGGTCTTGCCTCAGAGCATGATGACTGAGTGGATATGGAGTGGCAATCTCTTAGCCTTTGCTCATGTGTACAAAGAACGCATTGCGGCAGGTGCACAACAGGAAGCACAAGACTTTGCTAAACAATTGAATGAAGCTATGGGTGGATTAGCACCTGTTAGCTGGGAGGCGTTAACTAAATGATGTTCTTGAATCACTTTGATGAAATTATGAAGGGCTTTAAGTGTGACTTTAACACTGCAATTCAACTGTATCAACGTGGTACAGTATGGGAGGATTAAAAATGAGTAACTTAAATTTAACCTGTGAACAGATAGAATACATTACCACTAAGAGGCTTAAAGAAATACTGTACGAGCTGGATCAACCTGAAACCTTTGGGTCTGATCCTTGGGATGCGGCCTACGTGCAAGACGCATTGATGGACGTGCTAAAGTTAATGTTAACAGATAAGGAATATGTATCCTTATGGGGAGACAGGCATGGGATTTGTACAGACACACGTAGCGTGTGATGACTGTGGAAGCAGTGATGGTAGATCAATTGATGATAAGGGGTGGTCACACTGTTTTGTGTGTGAAACCAGAACTAAAGATAATGGGGTGGTTACGATGGGAGTAGATAAGAAACCAAATGGTAGCTTTGATAAACTAAAAGAAAGTCTAATGTCTGGACAATACAAGAGTGTTGTTAGTCGAGGCATATCAAGCGATACATGTAAGGCATACAAGGCTCAGTTACAGGGCGAGGTTATGCACTTCGGTTATCATGATAAAGATGGGTACTTAGTTGGCGCTAAGACACGCTCACCTGATAAAGACTTTCGCACTCAAGGCACTTGGCAAGATACTGTACTGTTTGGACAGAATCTATTCACTAAAGGTGGTAAGTATATTACTATCACTGAGGGTGAGTACGATGCTATGTCAGCCTATCAGATGCTAGGGAGTAAGTATCCTGTAGTATCTATAAAGAATGGTAGTGCTGGTGCATTGAAAGATTGTCGGGCTAGTTACGAGTATCTAGATAGCTATGAAAATATTGTAGTCTGCTTTGATTCAGACGAGGCTGGTACTAAAGCTGCCAACCAAGTGGCTGAGTTGTTTGGTGGCAAGACAAAGGTATTCAAACATACTAAGGATGAAAAAGATGCAAACGATTATGTTAAGTACAATCGCACTAAAGAGTTTGTTGATCGGTGGTGGTCGTCAGAACGATTTGTTCCCGATGGAATTGTTGCAGGAAGTAGCTTGTGGGATGAAGTTAATAAACCCATCGCACCGGCACAGTGTCTCTATCCATATGACGGAATCAATAAGCTCACTTATGGTATCCGCTTCGGAGAACTCGTCACAGTTACGGCTGGCTCTGGATTAGGTAAGAGTCAATTCATGCGAGAGATTATCTGGCAGATCATCAGTAAGACTGAGGATAATATTGGTATACTTTTCCTAGAAGAGAGTATCAAAAAGGCTGGCTTATCTCTAATGAGTTTAGCTGCTAATAAACCTTTGCACTTGCCTGATACTGAGGCGACTGACGAGGAAAGGTTAGATGCTTTTGAGCGTACACTAGGTACTGATCGTGTGTTCTTGTTCGATCACTTCGGTTCTACTGGTGTCGATAATATCATTAGTCGTGTACGTTATATGGCTAAAGGTTTAGGCTGTAAGTATGTTGTACTGGATCACGTATCTATTGTGGTGTCAGCACAGGCTAGTGGTGATGAACGTAAAGCGTTAGACGAGATCATGACTAGGCTTCGTATGCTAGTACAAGAGACAGGCATTGCTTTGTTTGTTGTGTCTCACCTCAAGCGTCCTGATAGTAAAGGACATGAAGAGGGAGCAGCTACCAGCCTATCTCAGTTACGTGGCTCTGGTTCTATCGCACAGCTTAGTGATATGGTTATTGGTCTTGAACGTAATGGTCAGGCCGAGGATGAAGAGACTCGCAACACTACCCATGTTAGGGTATTGAAGAATCGTTTCTGTGGTATCACAGGTAAGGCAGCACCCTTGATGTACAATCATAATACTGGTAGAATGTTGGAGGTAGTGGAGGAGGAAGAGATATGAGCAAGATAGGAAACTATGTATTAGAGAGGCAGGAAAATGAGTACGATAATAGATATAGAAACAACTTCCAAGATGAATCACATCTGGTGTTGTGGGATACAGACGGATCACGAGAAACGTCAGCGCATATTAGTGAACTCCATGCAATTGCAAGAGCTTACCAAGAATACGCAATCTATTGTTGGACACAACATTATATCCTTCGATGCTCCCAAGATAGCTACGCTATGGGGAGTTACTCTTGAACCCAGTAAGCTTTGGGATACTCTATTACTATCTCGCCTGTGGAATCCTAGGCTACTCGGTGGTCATTCACTGGCAGCGTGGGGAGATAGGTTGGGTTATCCTAAGCTTGATTTTACTGACTATGATGGCGGTCTTACAGATGATATGAAGACCTACTGTAAGAAAGATGTAGAGGTAACGAGCAAGTTACTTGACCATCTTACTAAACAGTTAGAAGCAGACGGATTCAGTGAAGAGTCTCAAAGACTTGAGCATGATGTTGCTTTAATCATAGCACAACAAGAGAGTAACGGATTCAAGCTCGACATAGCCAGAGCTAATCAGTTACTTACTGATCTTATGGGGAGAATGAATGAGCTTGAAAGAGAAGTGCAACAGGTCTTCCCTCCCTTGGTGGAGGAGAGAATCTCAGAAAAGACAGGCAAAAGACTCAAGGATAAAGTCACAGTGTTCAACCTTGGAAGCAGAAAGCAAATTGCCAAGCGCCTCCAAGACAAAGGGATAGTCTTTAAGGACAAGACTGAGAAAGGTAACATCATTGTTAATGAAAAGACCTTGGCTGGTATTGATCTACCAGAAGCACGTATGATAGGTGAATACCTTACCTTACAGAAACGTGTAGGACAGATTGATAACTGGGTCAACGCAGTAGCAGAGGATGGTAGAGTACACGGCAGGGTAACAACTAATGGTGCTGTCTCTGGACGGATGACACACCAAAGCCCTAATATGGCACAATGCCCTGCTAGTAAACATGATAAGAAAACAGGTGAACTACTATGGGGAAGGGCTTCATGGTATGGTACCGATTGTAGAGCTTGTTGGATTGTAGAAGAGGGTAATGTACTCACGGGTATAGACGCTTCTGGTTTAGAATTGAGAATGCTTGCCCATTACATGAACGATAAGGACTATACCAAGCAACTATTAGAAGGAGATATACATACTTACAATCAGAACATGGCTGGTCTAGCTTCACGTGATCAAGCAAAAACTTTTATCTACGCCCTTATTTATGGCGGAGGTGTGGCTAAGATAGGTGAGATAGCAGGAGGCTCGCCAAGAGTAGGTAAGCAGTTGGTTGATAAGTTCCTCAAGAACCTACCTGCCTATGCAAGGTTGAAGAAGAAGGTGTTGACTTCAATGCGTAGTTCAGGTACACTGAGAGGACTAGATGGGAGAAGGCTTAGAGTTGAGTCAGAGCATTCCGCTTTGAATTTTTTATTACAATCAGCAGGTGCGATAGTAATGAAGAAAGCTCTAGTGCTTTTAAACCAGAAGTTAATTGATCATGGTATATGGTACAAGTTTGTAGCTAATGTACATGATGAATGGCAAATAGAAACTACTAAGGCTGATGCCAATTTAGTAGGAGAGCTAGGGAGACTCGCCATCAAAGAAGCTGGTGAGCACTTCCAAATGAATTGTCCGTTAGATGGTGACTTCAAAGTAGGAACCACTTGGGCAGAAACACACTAGAGTTTCCTAGGAAACTTTGCAAACAGGTCTAGTGTACTTTTAAATTGTAATGAGGAAAATTCCATGCAAACACATAACGTATTAAAAATCCAAGCAACAGCTTACTGGTTCTCTTTCTTAGAGAAGAACGAGATGTCAGATAAGTACCAAGTTGATGTTAGTCAACTATCTGAGGATCAAGTAGATCGCTTGGAAGGGTTAGGTATCAGTGTAAAGAACAAGGGTGATGATCGTGGTTACTTTGTAACTGCTAAGTCCTCTAAGTTTGCTCCGCGAGTGGAGGATTCTGATGGCTTCCTAGTAACTGAACCTGTAGGTAATGGCAGTAAGGTTACATTCATCATCAAGCCCTATGATTATAACTTCAAGGGTAAGACAGGTGTAGGTGTAGGTTTATCTAAGGCGCGTGTTGACGAGCTAGTAGTATTCTCGAAAGATGATGCTGGCTTTGATGACATTCCGAGCATCTAGATATGCTGCTTCTCATAGACGCTGATATACTTTGTTATCGTATCGGTTTCGCATGTGAGAGTGAAAGTGAGGGAGTTGCTTGTAGGACTATGAGTAACTTTCTTACTGACATTATCGAGGATCTAGTAATGGATTCTGATGATGAGACACATGAGGTTGAACTCTACCTAACAGGTAAAGGTAACTTCCGCTTTGATTATGCTGTTACTGCAGAGTACAAAGGTAATCGTAAGAAGAATAGGAAACCTCAGCATCTCCCTGCGCTGCGTGACCACTTGGTTGCAAAGCATGGGGCGATAGTGACTCAAGGCGAAGAGACAGATGATAGGATAGCTATTAGAGCTACGCAAAATCCTGAAGCAATCATAGTATCTCTTGATAAAGATTTCCACCAGCTTGTGTGTGGTCATTATAACTTTGTCAAGAAAGAATTATTCTATGTGACAGAGAAGGAAGCAGTGTACAATTTCTATATGCAGTTCTTAGTAGGTGACTCTGCTGATAACATCAAAGGTGTTAAAGGTATTGGCCCTAAGAAAGCTGAAAAGCTTTTGAAAGATAAGACTGAGTTAGAGATGTATGCAATCTGCGTAGATAAACTAGGAAGCGAAGAGAGAGCTATAGAGAATGGCATTCTCTTACACTTACGAAGGAAGGATAATGAAATATGGCAACCACCAAAACCCGTAACAACGGACGCTGGACAGAAGCTAGACACAAATCCTTTATAGTCTCTGCTCTGCGAGGAGCGCATAGTAAATGGGGAGTTAAAGCGGATGTTAAAAAATCTGCAAGAGTTGATGTTGGGAGGTACTTATGTGCTTGCTGTGGTGATGTTGGCCCAGCTACTTTGCCTCCCCTTAAAGGGCAGAAGCGGCGAAGAAATAATGCTGCTGTTGACCACATTGATCCTGTTGTTTGCACTAGAAAAGGTTTCATTGACTGGAACACGTACATAGAACGTATGTTTCTAGAAGAGGATGGATACCAAGTACTCTGTTGGAAGTGTCATAGTGCTAAGACTAGGGATGAACGAGAAGAGAGGAAAAAGAAATGAGACATTTAGTTATACCTGATACACAGGTTAAACCTGATCAGAACTTAGACCACTTAAGGTGGGCAGGTAAATATGCTGTTGAGATGAAGCCCGATGTGATCATTCACTTAGGCGACCATTGGGATATGCCCAGCCTCAGTAGCTATGATACTGGTAAGAAGAGCTTTGAAGGTAGACGTTATACTAGAGATATCTCCGCAGGTAACGTAGGTATTAATATGTTCATGGCTCCAATCTTAGAAGAGCAAGAGCGTCTTATTAGGAATAAGAAGAAGCAGTGGCATCCTCGTCTTGTATTCCTGATGGGCAACCATGAGTATCGTATTGATCGTGCTGTGCAGAATGATGCAAAGCTTGATGGGCTTATTAGTTACAACGACTTTAACCTAGAGGGATGGGAAGTGTACAACTTCTTAGAGCCTGTAGTTATTGATGGTGTTTGCTATAGCCACTACTTCACCTCTGGTGTTATGGGAAGACCCGTGTCTTCTGCCAAGCTGCTACTTCAGAAGAAGTTTATGAGTTGTGTTATGGGCCATGTACAAGATCGTGACATTGCTTATGCACGTCGAGCAGATGGTAAGAACATGACAGGATTGTTCGCTGGTATCTATTATCAACATGATGAAGAGTACCTTAACCCACAAACTAATGGATCATGGTCTGGTCTATGGGTATTTAATGAAGTTAAAGATGGTGGCTTTGACGAGCTTCCAGTATCAATGGATTATTTACGGAGGACTTATGGCTCTAACACTGGAAGAGTTGAAAGAACGCTTAAAGCAGTTGGATGAAATGATAGTACTTGAACTACTGCAATTAGAAAGTGATGACTTAGTGGAGCGTTATGAGGATGTTATAATTAATAACTTCACTGAGTTAGAAACACAACTGGAGGATGTTTCATATGATTAAAAACGAACCTACTATAGACCTTGATGCTTTAGATGCCCTTTGCCCACCAACTAAACGACAGGTAGGAGGCGATCACTACACTACGTTAGCCATCCAACCTATGGAGTATTCAATGAGTAATAAGCTAAATGCTTTACAGCATACAGCTATTAAATATATTACACGTTACCCGAGCAAGGGAACTCCTATCGAAGATTTATTCAAGGCACGACATTGCATAGACATGTTACTTGAGTACGCGGAGGAATGAGTATGTGGATTGAGTTAGAAGAAGAATACATTAACTTAAACCAGATAGTTTTCATTAACCCTCTGGCTCGCCTAGCTGTAACAAGTTCAGGCAACAGCGTGACTCTTAGTGAAGACATGCTAAAGAATCTACTTAAACATATTGAAAAGGAAAAGAAGAATGAACGGCCCACAAACAAGACTAAGTCAAGAAGTACACGCAACAAAGTATCGGAGTGAAGGTGAGAGTTTTAAAGAAGCACAGAACCGATTCGCGTCTACCCTTGCAGACAACGAGGAACATTTTTACTCACTGCGATCCATACTGCTTGAGCAGCGTTTCATGGGAGGTGGTAGGACACAACTGGCTATTGGCTCACCGAATCAGACTACAGCCTTTAACTGTTTTGTATCCTCACCTATTCAAGATAGCTTTGACAGCATCATGGATATCGCTAAAGAAGCAGGGCGTACAATGCGTAAAGGCGGTGGCATTGGCTACGATTTCTCTCGCTTGCGCCCTAAAGGTA